TAAGCTATTTACAACTCGGATTGCTTAGTGAGTCTTACGATTTAAGTATTAGAGAAATTGCAGAAAAATATAAGTTTATCGATTATGGTTTAATTTATCGTGAATTAGATAAAGCACGCAAAAAGGTTTTAGGTAATGACATTGATTTATATAAAAATAAAAGATTGAAATGGCAAAAGTAAAAAGAAGCAGAGGTTTAGGGGATACGGTTGAAAAGATTATTCATGCAACAGGTTTGCAAATATTCGTAGAGGGTAAAGATTGTAATTGCGATAAAAGAAAAGAAAAGCTAAACGAGTTGTTTCCTTATCGATTTAAGGCACGATGTCTAACCGAGCAGGAATATAATAGTTGGAAAGATTTCAAAGCAGTACGAACACTTACAATAAGTAAAGAGCAAGTAGACTATGTTTGTGAGTTATACGCAAGTGTATTCGATAGGCAATTATGGTTTCCGTGTGCAAGTTGTAGTCCTAAGCCATTGATAAGTATGATTGATAAATTAGATAAGGTATTTGATAGTTATGAATAATCAAATTATTTCAAATGGAAGATAAAAGAGGTGGCGCAAGAGATGGCGCAGGACGCAAAAGCAAGGCAGAGGAACAGAGTTTAATAGAAAAACTTACTCCATTAGAGCCGTTGGCTTTTAAGGCGCTTACAGAGGCTTTAAACGAAAAGAAAGATTGGGCGGTTAAATTATTTTTTCAGTATAATTTCGGTATGCCTAAACAAACGATTGACAATAAAGTAGAGGTTTCTAATTTTGATTTAAAAGATATTGTTAATTTTAAATAGAAATGGAAGATTACAACCATAAAATAAGAAAAAATATCATAGCTATATTTATTTTATTAGTTTTAGAATTTATATTAATGTATCCTTTTTTCGTTTGATAACACTAAATAAAAAGTATTCCTGTTTGTTTGAAAACGATACTCGCTTTTTTATAATTACAGGCGGGAGGGGTTCAAGTAAATCTTTTGGGGTTGGCACATTTGCCAGCCTTTTATCGTTTGAATCAGGTCACCGTATATTGTTCACAAGGCAAACAATGACTTCGGCTCACTTATCTATTATACCAGAATTTCAAGAGAAAATAGATTTATTAGAATTAAATGATTTTTTCGAGATAAACAAATCTGAAATTAAAAATAAGAAGTCAGGAAGTGAGATAATATTTAAAGGGATAAAGACCTCTAGCGGTAACCAAACAGCAAATCTTAAATCATTACAGGGTGTTACAACTTGGATATTGGATGAAGCAGAGGAACTAATCGACGAAACCGTTTTTGATAAAATTAACTTATCAATTCGACAAAAAGGAAAACAGAATCGTGTAATACTTATTCTTAATCCCGCAACAAAAGAGCATTGGATTTATAAAAGATTCTTTGAGAGTGAGGGAATTAAAGAGGGATTTAACGGAACGAAAGGGAATGTAACTTACATTCATACCACTTACTTGGATAACATCGATAATTTAGATGTATCTTTCTTAGATGAAGTAGAGCGTGTTAAAACTTCGAACCCTAAAAAATACAATCATGTTATATTAGGTGGTTGGTTAGATAAAGCAGATGGTGTTGTTTTCACAAATTGGGAGTTCGGTACATTTAATCCTAATAATTTACAAACTTCATTCGGTCAGGATTACGGATTTAGTATTGACCCTACAACACTTGTTGAAGTAGCAATCGACAAAAGCAAAAAGATAATTTATTTAAAAGAACATCTGTATAAGCCTAAATTAACCACAACCGAAATAGCACATATTAACAAGTCTATTTGTGGCAATAAATTAATAGTAGCGGATAGTGCTGAACCTCGATTGATTGACGAATTAGTTAGTCAAGGGTGTCGAGTAGTTCCTACAACCAAAGGAGCTGGTAGTATTAGTGCAGGTATTGCTTTGATGCAGGATTATAAATTAATTGTAGAGGGTCAAAACATAGGTAAAGAATTGAACAATTATGTATATACCGATAAAGGCAGTAAGTTATTTTGCGATAATTGGAATCACGCAATTGACGCAATTAGATACAATGTGTCTTATAATTTAACGGGTGGGTATAAGATTGAAATAAGATAACAAAAAAGCAAATAAATAGTTTATAAGATATGAAAGTAACGCTTCCAGAATCAATTCACGACATAACATTATTGCAATATCAGCAATACGATGAGTTATTACAGCGTGAAGATTTAGACGAGTATAATTTTAACAAAAGAAAGATTCAACTCTTTACGGGAATAGAACGTAATAGAATAGAGCTTATAGGCTCAGTTGACTACAAAATGATGTTAACTCAAATAGATTCAGCATTGAATCAAACAGTTGAGTTTAAGCCTACTTTTTTTATTAAAGATGTTGAATTTGGATTTATAACGGACTTTGATAAGATTACGCAAGGGGAATTCGTAGACATATCTACACACGGTTCAGGCGTTGAGAATTTACATAAGTTAATGGCTGTTTTATTTAGACCTATTAAAAAGAAAGACATTTTAGGAAACTATGAGATAGCTAATTATACAGGAACTAAACAGTATTCTGATATAATGAAACACATGCCTTTATCAATTGTTAACGGTTCATTGGTTTTTTTTTCGAGTTTAGCGAACGAATTAATATCTTATACCCAGAAATATATGAGGGTGGAACAAGTGAGGGAAGAAACGCAGGAAACTATTTTGAAAAATGGGGATGGTACGCTACAATAGAAGAACTGGCAAAAGGAAAAATTTGGAAAATAGATACAATATTAAAAATGAATGTTCACGAGGTGCATATTTTCTTAGCTCACAAAATTGATAAGCAAAAATTAAAACATAAGATTATGAATAATAATACTAACACAATCGAATTGTAATGAATCAACTAACACAATTATATTTATATCTTAAGCAATTAGCTGAGTCAGATAGTTCAGTTAATTCTGTTATGAAGTCTCAGGACATTGATTTGAAAAAAGAAATCATGTACCCTTTAGTTAATATTAATATAGTTTCTGGAGGGTTCACGAATGGTCAAACTGTCAACTTCAATATAGAATTATCATGCTTTAATCAAAGGGATATTAATAAGGAAATCAATGAAGATAACTTTTTTGGAAATGACAATGAGGTGGATAATCATAATATTTGTATTGCAATTTTAAATAGAATGTGGCTTAAAATGTATGCTGATTTTGAAGATAATAATATCACATCGAGCGAAAATCCATCTTTTGAATTAGGTTCTTTTGAAGGTGCTAAATTATTGGATGGGGTTCGTTTATCTTTTGAAGTTGAAGTTCCTAATACGGAGTTATCATTATGTCAAGTGGTGTAGCTAATGAGTTAGATAAGTTCGGAAAGTATGTTAAACAACAGGCTAAATCAAATTTATCTAAAAGAAAAAAGAAAGATACAAGTGCGTTGTATGATGGCGTTAATTATAAAGTAGAAAGCAAAGATAACATAACCACTTTGTCTTTTACGTTTGGGAACGCTGAGGATTATTGGGAATTTGTAGATAAAGGGGTAAAAGGTGTTAGTAGTTCAGCGAAAGCACCGTTAAGTCCGTTTAAGTTCGGAACAGGAACAGGAAAAAAAGGAGGTTTAACGAATGGCATTAACGGTTGGGTGTCAAGGAAACGAATTCAATTTAAAGACAAAAAAACAGGTAAGTTTATAAGTTATAAATCAACTGCCTTTTTGATAATGCGTTCGATTTGGAATAAAGGAATTGAAACAACAAACTTTTTCACTAAGCCATATGAACAAGCCTTTCAAAGATTACCAGATGATATATACATGGCTTACTCTTTGGAAGTTGACGAAAAATTAAAAATAGCATTAAAATTATGATAAAAAGTTTATCGCCTTATTACTTAGATATACCATTTACAAGTCCGTTAACCGATGCTATTTGTACTTCTTACACGTTGCAAGTATTTATTTGGGATGGATTGAAAGCAAGTGTACCTACCGAGTCAGTTTATCAGGTTACAAAGAAAAATCCGACTGGCTCAGGCGGTACAGATAAAGTAAATATAGCACGATTAGTAA